GTCATCTTGGCTTAAAAATAATCTACTTACGCCTGCGATAAATTCAGCACCGTATGCAGCAAAAATGTCAGTCCAGTTTATAGGGTGGCCTTGTTTTATCGGTATTTCAATTACCGGTTCTGCTGGCACAACATTTTCCGAAGGTCCTAGTAAAATAACTTGGCTGTCGTAAACTTGAATATTAAATCTTGTAATAGTTGTTCTAATTTTTGTTAGTAATTCTGCAAGCGACGGTGTAGGTTCAGCAGTGTCGACACCCAGTCCTTCAACATAACCTGTTTTATTGTAATCGTTTTGTCCCCAAATGCCTGTGATAATATTTGTAATTACGCCAAGTTGTTTAACTTTAACGGGTGGACTTATCCATATAGGAGTGTCTAAGGTTATAGTTGCAATATCGATAGGGCTATCAGTGCCTACTGGCACTTGTCTACTTGACCAGTTTACGTCGTTTAAGTATAATACGCTTAAACTTGTCCAATCGAGATAGTTCTCATTAGTTTGCAACTCTAAACTTGGATTAAAAAACATTAAAATTTGTTCTAATAACTGTAATTTTTGATCAGTATTTGCTGACCAAATATCAACTTTTAATGCAAGTTTAAACGGAGTTGGCATTAATCGTTCAACAGTGTAATTACGACCGTTTGAATTATTATACGCACCTGTTTCGGGGTCAATACCTCTTTCTCGCAAATGCATTTTTCCAACAAAGGTTGCATCAGCCAATCTATCTTTATCAAGTGATAAGCTACTAATGTATACACTTATTCTTGGCACACTGTTAATTTTATTTTCAGAATTTTGTCGCATAATAGTTGCAGCTTGTCTATCCGCATCACCGTATAAAACAGGAACCCTGACTAGAGTACCATCGCCATATCTTACAGTGAAGTTACTTAAAATACGAATTGTTTGGGTAAGATATCGTCTTATTTGTCCATCATAAAAGTGCATCATAATTATAGGTCCGCCCTTGGTTTAAGTGCTTTTGAAAGACTTTGCCTTTGCAATTCACGAGAATTACATAATTCAATTTTCCATGTACCGTAATAGGGAATGTCATGTCCTTCGGGTAGGGTTATTCTTACTTTTTCGACTGAATCAACAGTGTATGCTGTAATAATTCCCGGATAATCTGCAACAGTAAACGGTAATTGATACGGAATAACTTCTGCAGAATGCAAGGTTAATATTAGATAATTTACATTTACAAAATTAATCTGTGTATCGATAGCAAAATCACCAACCTCTAAAGTTGCATATTCTGTTGCGATTGCATGTTGATAGGTATAATCAATGTTATTAACAAAACTTGTTTTTAATGTTTGTCTCGTATCTGTTTGAGTCATTGTCATTCGAACTGCATCTTCGGTGCGTAACCATTTTGTGCCGTCGAATCTAAATAATCTATTTGGTAAGAAATCGTTGCGTAAATAGAAATCGTCTTTTGCGGGATTAGTTGGAAATTGTATTCCGTGTCCAAACACGTATCCATTAACTGGATAACCGTCTCCGACTAAGTAACCAGTATAACCAGTGCGCAATGGTACTGCATTATTACTACTTGCAAGAATATTATCACCTTCAAAACTAGCATCGATTTCATAAGTGTCAGCTCGGTTTAATATAACACTGCCGTCATTGGGATCAGCAGATAATGTATAAAATTGTCGAGTTTCGTAGCCACTCAACGGCGCGTCATTTTCAGACTGTGCAATAACAGCATCGTTAATTTGATATTCTATTGCTCGAGTGCTTAGAATATTTTCAAGCGTATTTCCGATAAATGGTGCAAAGTATTGTGAATTGGACGGCTCATTATTTGTAGTGCTTGCAGTAACGTTGAATAATAATCCATTACGTCTAACAATTTCACCGGGTTGGTAAGTTGTTGCAGCATCGTAATCGCCAACAAATACATCGGCATCTTCGCCTACTGGTTTAGTAAGCACGTCGGCAAATTGTTGACTATCTGTGATTTTTTTAATTTTTAATCTATATAGATGTGGAAACCATGTTGCGCTAAAACCTTCGCTAGCACGACCTACATCTTCTATAACATAATATCGCGGCAGACTTACATCAAAATCATTAAGAGCAAAATCATCTCGTAGGTGTGGCATTTCCATTACATCACCACATAATGGTTTGCGTCCAAGGAACTTAATAAAATCGTTGATATGTACTGTCATAAAAATCGTGTCGTTGTCAATGAATAAACCAAATTGACTTAAATTGAAATCGATGTTTTGCACATTGTAGATTCCTCGGATCCTGTAAATCTCCGGATCGTACTTTCTATCACGATTTTCTAAAAACAGCAAATCTTGTATATTAGTTTCTTTTACTGCATCATAAACTGGTTGATCAGCAGTGCCCTCGTCCTGTATTTTAGGACCAAGGTATTTGTGAACATATACATCAGTGCCGCCGACTTGAAACATCTGCGAGATATGGTGATCAATAAATCTATAATTATTACCTTTCTCAGGTTTATATAAGCTTAATTTGGGCAAAGTACTTCTCCGTGAGTGTTATCATATTTATCGTAATATAGATCTACAATTGTTTCCGTGCCACCTGTTGTAATTACATTTAACGCATATTATACCGCAATGTTCGCATGTGTACGTTGGTCTTAGTGATGCTAATTCTGACATTTTCTGTTTTACTGCATCGGAGTTGAGCTGCTTTGATTATTTTGAAATAGCTATTAGTATATTTATTATCGATAAATAACATTGTTGATGTCCTCTTATGACGTTAAAGTAGTTAGGAATTGCAGTTCCGTGAGCTACATTTTTATTTATCATATAGATTTTTACGGAGCAATATATGTCTGATGACACAACTTCATTACTAGAACGAAATAAAGTATTTGAATATGTTAGAACTCTTCTCGGTGACGGTATGATTGACATTGAGCTCGACCCTATCCATTACGAAACTGCACTTGATAAAGCACTAATTCGTTTTAGACAGAGGAGTCCAAATGCGGTCGAAGAAAGTTACTGTTTTATAGAATTAACACAGGATCAAAATGAATATAGATTACCGGATGAAATCATTGAAGTTCAGAGTGTATTCCGTCGCTCAATCGGATCGCGTTCGGGCATGGGTGCCGGTGGCACTTTATTTGAACCGTTTAATTTGGCCTATACTAACACATATTTAATGAGCGGTAGTATGATGGGCGGACTAGCAACCTATGAAATGTTTGCAGGTTATCAAAAATTAGTAGGACGTATGTTCGGTAGTTACATTGAATTTAAATGGAAACAACAAAACCATACACTAACTATTTTACAAAGACCGTTTGCTCAAGGTGAGCAACTACTAGTTAAGACACATAATTATCGTCCTGATTTTGTGTTATTAACTGACATCTATGCCAAACAATGGTTGCGTGATTTTACGCTTGCTACCTGTAAAATGATGTTAGGTGAAGCGCGTAGTTTATTTGCTAGCATTGCAGGACCGGGCGGTAGTATTTCACTTAATGGTAATGATTTAAAGTCATCTGCAAAAGAAGAAATTGCAAATTTAGAAAAAGAACTTGACAATTACATGACAGGCGGTTCGCCGATGACATTTATAATTGGCTAAAAATATATTGACGCTCCGGTAATTTTGTTATATAATAATACATTATGTTAGATTATTGGAGTAAAATATGATAGTTGGTATTGTTGGGTTTATCGGTTCAGGAAAAGACACTGCTGCAGAGTATCTTGAAAATGAACACAATTTCAAAAAAGAATCATTTGCTGCAAGTTTAAAAGATGCAGTATCAAACGTATTCGGTTGGGACAGGGATCTAGTTGAAGGCCAAACTGAAAAATCAAGAGAGTGGCGAAATCAAGTCGACGAGTGGTGGGCGACTAGATTAAATATGCCGCAGTTAACACCTAGGTGGGTATTACAACACTGGGGGACTGAACTTTGTCGAGTTGGATTTCATACTGATATTTGGTTAGCTAGTTTAGAACGACGACTTTTAAACAGTGCTACAAACGTAGTAATATCTGATTGTAGATTTGAAAATGAAATTGCTGCAATTAAACGATTAGGTGGAAAAATTATTCAAATTAATCGTACATCGCATGTTCATGAAGAACTAATGAACTTTGCAAGTCGCGGCGACCAGACTGCTATTCAACTGCTTAACGATCTCGAAGTTCATCAAAGTGAATGGGCATGGCGGAAAGTTGCTGCAGATTATGTTATTGATAATACCGGGTCACTTTACAATTTATATTATCAACTTAAAGAAATTATAAATCAGGAGTTAAGTCACCCTGCCGCCATGTAATTCCTTCTCGATGTAATATCCGTTGACAGTTTGCACACACTGTTTTAAGGTTACTTGGTCTACAATTGTTTAAATCACCGTTTACATGATACACTGCAAACACTTCGGTAAACGGTGATTTAAACCCGCACTTTTCGCACTGATTCTTGATACGATATCCAGCCCTGTACCATCGAGCTATTCCGGCATACTTTCCGCCTTTTAAACAAGCTTCACATAATTTTCTATAATACGTCCTACCGTTTTTAATGTAATTAACTGCAGCAGGTCGGTATCCGCACGAACAAAGTGGTCTCATGCTTATATTTACACCTTTTCTATCCCTTTTATACAGGGTTAAACACGGTTAATTAGCCATTATACTATAAATACACGTAGAACTTGAATTTATGGAGAATATATTATGGCTCAACTTAGTTCACCAGGCGTAAGTGTATCAGTAATCGACGAAAGCGCGTACACTTCGGCAGCTCCTGGCACAGTCCCTTTAATTTTTGTAACTTCGGAAGAAGGGAAACAAAACGCATCCGGAACAGGCACTGCTCCGGGTACATTAAAAACAAACGCAGGCAAAGTTTATCTTTTAACTAGCCAAAAAGAGTTAGCAGATACCTTCGGTACTCCTATCTTTAAAACTGACGCAAACAACAATGCAGTTCATGCAGGCGAGCAAAACGAGTTCGGATTGCAAGCAGCTTACAGTTTCTTAGGTGTTAGCAACCGTGCGTATGTAGCACGGGCAGACATTGATCTTTCACAATTAGATGCAAATGCAACTGCACCATTAGGTGAACCAGCAAATAACACATTTTGGTTAAACACACTCGACACAAAATGGGGTGTATTTGAATGGGATTCGCGTTCGGCAGATCTAGGCGGCCAAACATACACTGTTAAAAAACCAATTGTTATCACAAGCACTGTAATTGCACCGGATGGTACACCAGTAAACACTTACGGTTTAAATGATACTTATGCAATTGTTGCAGTATCTACTGTTATTGCATTATGGTACAAAGATAACGGATCGTGGGTCAAAGTTGGCACATCTGCATGGAGAAACGCAAATCCAACAGTTATTGCTACTGCAAACACTTTTAGCGCAACTGCTACTAGTAACGACATTACCATTAACGGAATCGCGATTGATAATAATGCAGATTTAGCTGCATTAGTTAGTGGAATCAATGCAAGTTCGGCATTAATTGCATTAGGGATCACTGCAGGCACTCAAAGTGGAAAATTAGTTTTATACTCTACTGGTGTTGCAATTACTCTTAGTGGTGCATTAGTAGATGGTTTAGGTTTATCATCAACAACATATCCTGCTCCGGCACTATGGATTGGCCCGCATACTTCTATACCACCGTTTAAAGCAAATGACGAAAATCGCCCAAGTGGGTCGGTTTGGGTTAAAACAACTACACCAAACAATGGTGCTGATTGGGTAACAAAAGTTTATAGCACTGATACAGGGTCGTGGGTCTCAAAATATCCTCGATTATTTCCTTCGCACGAAGCAGCATTAGCAGGATTAGATCCAGTAAGTGGCGGATTAAGTCTTGCAGGTAACACAATGTATATCAAATACAACGTTGCAGAAGGAGTTACTAACGGCAAGCCAGATGCTGCTAACTTTACAGTTTATCGTCGTCGTAGCGCAGTATCTACTAGCATAGTTTCGTTTACTGTTGTCGCAGAAACAGGTACCGGTAACGGCCATTTATCTGCAGGAGCATACGCATTTACTTTGCAAGAATCAGTTCCAGGTAGTGATACATTAACTACTGCAGTAACTGTCTCGTTTACTGTAACATCAGGTCAACCAGCAGCGTCTATTGCATCTGCAATCGTTACTGCGATTAGCACACAACTTTCATCTTATCGATCAAATGTTGCAGTGTCATTAGTTACCGGTACTACAAAAATTAGTATTGAACACCGCACAGGCGGCGAAATTAAATTAAATGAAACTGTCGGTACACCGATAGTAAAATTATTTAAAAGTGCAACTGGCCCATTTGTTACTAATTTATACCGACATCCAGACGGTATTACTACACATTTTATTGCAAGTACCTGGACTTCATTACTTGACGACAACACCGGCGGATTTATATCTGCACAAGACACTGCAGTTACTGGGCCAACAGTTGACGGAAGATTGTGGTATAGTAGCGTAGTTGATGAAATTGATCTTTTAATTCACAACGGTACTAAATGGGTAGGTTACTTACATCCAACTAGTCCGACGTATGCAGCAGGTGCATTGCAAACTGACCCGGCAGGTATAATTGTTGGTGCAACTACACCTACTACGCAAACAGATGGCACACCGTTAGCAAATGGAGATATTTGGCTTGACTCTTCGGATCTTGAAAATTATCCAATGCTTTACAGCTGGGCAGGTTTTACAAGAAAATGGTTGTTAATTGATAAATCAGATCAAACTACTGACACTGGTATTTTATTTGCCGATGCTCGATGGGCAACTACTGGACAATCAGAAACACCATCTGCAATTACAGACTTATTAGTTAGCGATTTTGTTGAGTTTGATGCGCCTGATCCTGCATTATATCCTAAAGGTATGCTGTTATGGAATCTACGTAGAAGCGGATTTAATGTTAAACGATTTGTTAGAAATTATGTTAATTTGCTTGAACGCAATGTTAGATACTCAAACGAATCGCAAGGCACTAACGGCAACGAATACTATCCACACAAATGGGTTAGTGAATCTGCTAATCAAGAAAACGGCGCAGGCACTTTCGGTCGCCATGCACAACGCAAAGTAGTTGTTCAAAAATTACAAGCACTAGTTAATGCAAACCAGTCAGTTCGTGACGAAGAAAGTAAATTATTTAATTTAATTGCAACACCTGGGTATCCTGAATTAATTGGCGAAATGATTAATTTAAATTATGATCGCGGTTTAACAGCGTTTGTTGTAGGCGATACACCTGCAAGATTAACACCAGATGCAACTACGTTAAGCAGCTGGGGTAACAATGATGCAGGTGCGTTAGAAGACAACGATCACGGGTTAGTATCAAGTGACGAGTATTTGGCTGTATTTTATCCATGGGGTTACACTAGTGACAACATTGGCAATAACATTGCAGTCCCGCCAAGCCACATGATGTTACGCACGATTGCATTAAATGATCAAATTGCTTATCCGTGGTTTGCACCAGCAGGTACAAGCAGAGGTGGTATTACTAATGCTACGTCAGTTGGGTACATTACT